TAAACGAGCGTGATAACAGAGTTTTTAGAACTCGGACAGGAGTTGTATGAGTTTTACTACCTATGCTGAACTACAGACAACTATCGCAGGATACTTGGCTCGTTCAGACTTAACAACTCAGATTCCAGACTTTATCCGTTTGGCAGAAGTGCGCTTGCGTAGAGACTTGCGTATTCGCCAGATGTTGACCTCAACAACGCTAACCTGCACATCAGGTACAGCAACAGTTACTATCCCTTCTGACTTCTTAGAAATTAAAGACTTTGTAGTTACTGGAAATCCAGTAAGACCATTGAACTATGAATCTCCGTCTTTGTTCTCTCGTAACTCAAGAAGCATGGATGCAGGTAAGCCATTGGATTACACAGTCTTATCTACGACATTTAAGTTAGCACCTATTCCAGATAGCAACTACTCATTAAGTCTTGTTTATTCTGCTGCGCCAGCGTATTTAAGCGACTCAAACACAAGCAATACATTTTTGACTACTTGTCCTGACTTACTCTTGTATGCTGCTTTGCTTGAGGCAGAGCCTTACTTAATGAATGATGCTCGTATCAATACATGGGGAACTATGTTTGACAGGGCTATGAGTTCTTTGACTCGCTCTGACGAGAAGGGTCAATTCTCTGGTGTTCCAATAGCAATGCGTAATACATACATCTGATATGCCTACACAAAGAATACAACTTGGTGAGTGGATGCCTGACCAATCAGGTATTACTGGTGCATTGACTGATGCTAAAAATGTAGTGTCTCAAGCCGTTGGATATGGCCCATTCCCTAGTGCTGTAGCGTTTTCTGGAACTGCTGCCGAAGACTTAGTTTCTTTGTATGCTGCCAAGAATCCAGACTCTACAACTCAGTTGTTTACTTCTGGCGCATCTAAAATTTACACAGTAGATGGCGTAGGCGCATTAACGCAAGTTAAGTCAGGAATGACTACTGGTATTACAGATAGAGTTAGATTTACTCAGTTTGGTAAAACTGTTATTACAACAAACAATGCTGACGTACTCCAAGCATGGACACTAGGAACATCTACGTCCTTTGCTAATTTAAGCGCATCTGCACCTATTGCTAAGTTTATTACTGTAGTGCGTGACTTTGTTGTGTGTGCTAATACGTTAGAGACAACACAGCAACAATATCGTGTTCGCTGGTCTGCAATCAATGATGAAACAGATTGGGTAGAAAACGTAAACACTCAGTCTGATTATCAAGACATTCCTGATGGTGGACAGATTGTAGGAATCCGTGGCGGTGAGTTTGGATTGGTGTTCTTAGAGCGTTCAATCTCTCGCATGAGTTATGTGGGTACTCCGTTCATATTCCAGTTTGACAATATCTCTCGTAATAAAGGATGTATGGTAGCTGGCTCTATTGCTCAGTACCAAGGTATCACGTTCTTTCTATCAGACGATGGTTTCTACCTATGTGATGGTCAGACTGTCCAGCCAATTGGTAGTGAAAAAGTTGACCGATTCTTTATTGATGACGCATCTGAATCTGACTATGGTTCTATGTCTGCTGCTGTTGATCCAATCCGTAAATTGGTAATTTGGAACTATGTAGCTACAGACGGAAATCGTAAACTAATCATTTACAACTTTGCCACTAAGAAGTGGACTTATGCGGATGCTGGTACTGATTATTTGTCTGAAGCATCTACTACTTCTGTTACTTTAGAACAATTGGATAGCATCTCAGGTTCTATTGACGCATTGACAACAAGTTTAGATTCTCGTTTGTATGTGGGTGGTAAGTATTTTCTTGGTGGTACGCTAGGTGCAAAGGTTTACACATACACAGGTACAAGTCTTACAGGGCAAATTGCTACTGGAGACATTGACCTTGGTGGGTCATCTGTAGTCACTTTGGCTCGTCCACTGGTAGACAATGGTTCTGCAACTATTGCTGTAGCTTCAAGAAAGATATTAAGTGAGCAAGTTGTTTATGGCACTGCCACTGCTGCTGATACAGAAAACAGGGTTTCTTTGCGTAGTGCTGGTAGATATCACAGACTTCAGTTAGTGCCTACTGGTGCTGATTGGGTTAACGCTGTGGCTATTGATGTGGACGTAACTGGTCAAGGTGTACGCTGATGTTCAGAAGCCTACCTGCTTTTGGTGGTGACCAGAGGGCTGTGGCTGAAGTTGTCCGTGGCATCATGGATGGAAAAACCAATAACACAGGAACTTTGACTTTGGCAACTGGTGGGTCAACTACTACCACTTTGACAGACCGAAGGATAGGCCCAGACAGCGTAATCTTGTTTGTTCCTATCTCTAGTGCTGCTTTTGCTGATTCTGCGCCCTATGGGGCTTTTCAAGACTCTACAACTCAGTCTGTAGCCGACATAACTGTAGCGTATCCCATTACCTACAATACAACTGACTTTAGCAATGGCGTTACTTTGTCGAACAGTTCTAGGCTAAATGTAGCAAATGCAGGTCTGTACAACATTCAGTTTTCATTACAACTTAGTAATTTAGCTAATAGCACAGAAGACATTGACGTTTGGTTTAGAAAGAATGGAACAAATGTAGCTGGTTCAAACAGCATATTTGGTTTAGCCCCAAGAAAGAACTCAACAGACCCATATCATGTGATTGCGTCTATGAATTACTATATTAGCTTGGCAGCTAATGACTATGTTCAGATTGTGTGGAGAGCGTCCAATCTTGACTGCACGATAAAAGCAGGAAGTGCAGGAACAAGTCCAACTAGACCTAGTACGCCATCAGCTATTGTGACCATGAATTTAGTATCTACGAATGGCTCTGGAACATCTAATTACTACAGTATTTACGCTAGTTCCCAAGGACAGGGTACGGCTACGATTACCCACTTTGCCAATTCAACAGCTAATAAGAAGTATAGATATGCAATTATTGGTTGATTTTAATAATTTATGTATAATGGATTCCGTGGATGACCCATCTTGGAATCCGAAACTCTAGGAGTAAAGATGGCTACAACATCCACAATTGACCCAACAATTCAACCATTTCTAAATTATGGTTTGACTGAAGCGCAAAGGCTTTATCAAGCTGGTGGCCCTCAGTATTATGGTGGCCCTACTTTTGTTAGTCCATCGACTACAACTCAAACTGGATTACAGGCTTTAGAGGCTCGTGCTTCTCAAGGTAATCCTTTGTTGCAGTCTGCTCAGAATCAACTTCAAAGTACAGTTTCTGGCAATTACTTGAGTGGTAATCCATTCTTCCAAGGTGCTTTTAAACCTGCTGCACAAGCTGCGGAGACTCAGTTTAAGCAAACTATTGGCGATATTGGCTCTAAGGCTAGTCTAGCAGGGCGTTATGGTTCTGGTGCTATGGGTGCATTGCAAGATCGTGCCGTTGGTGCGTTTGGTCAGCAATTGGCTAACACTGCTGGCACTTTGGCTTATCAGAACTATGCTGATGAAAGAGCAAGACAGCAAGCCGCTACGATGGCTGCACCTGCAATGTCTAATGCTGATTACCAAGACATTCAGAATCTATTGCAAGCTGGTCAGATGCGTGAAGGCTACACAGGTCAGCAACAGCAAGCAGATTTGACTAAGTTCAATTTCTTGCAAAACCAACCACAACAGAACTTACAAAATTATTTGTCATTGGTTTATGGCAATCCATTAGGACGAGTAGGCGCACAAACAACTGGTGCTTCTGAGCCATCTACATTGCAAAACATATTAGGTGCTGCTGCTACTGCTGGTGGTTTATACAAAAATCTAGGTGGTCAACAAGGCATTAGTAACTTATGGAATAGTGCTTCTAATTGGTTGAGTGGTGGCTCAACACCTGCATCAATGGGGACTATTGACACAAATCAATATTCTCTTGGTTCTAACTGGTGGGATTAAATCATGGCTGGACTATTAGACATTTTTGGTACAGGCGGTGCAGACACAATGGGTCTGCTAGGTATGTCACAAGCTGACATTGCTCGTAATCGTGACGATGCACAAGCACAAGCCCTTTACGCATTAGCTGGCAGACTATTCCAAGGAGGGAATACTGGTCAGTCTATCGCTCAAGGATTGCAAGCTGGTCAGCAAGCCTATAAAGGCGGTATGCAAGGTGCTTTGCAAGAGCAATTACAAAATGCTCAACTTCAAGAGATGATTCGTAAGCGTCAGCAAGAGCAACAACAATTAGCTGAACAACAACGTATTCAAGGTGTTATTCAAGGTGCAGTAACCAAACCTCAAGAAATATATGGCGAGGACATAATGGGTCAGCGTCAAGGTGAAGGAATGACTGCACCTAGCTTTGATCTGCAACGAGCAATGCCACAACTGATGGCTTCACCAGAAGGGCGTAAAGCCTTAAGTGAATTGGTCGCTTCTCAGAAAGCAATGCGCCCAGAAGGTTATACGCTTGGAGAAGGTCAGGTTCGTTATGAAATTGGTGCTGATGGTAAGCCAATATCTGTAGCTACTGGCGCACCAAAGCGTGAGCCAGTACCTAGTGCAATTGCTGAATACAAGTTTGCTCAAGATCAAGGTTATAAAGGTTCTTTCCAAGATTTTGAGTTAGCTAAACGTGCTGCTGGCGCACCTAAAGTTGCAGTAGATTTGAAAGACCCAACAGCAGTAGCAAAAGCACAATCTGATGTTATTAAAGATTGGCGTGGCGTTGTTAAAGATGTTGGCGCAATGGAAGTTGCTGATAGATATAAGGCTGCTAAAGCTGCTGTAGAAGAAGCAAATGCTGGTAATAAAACTGCTGATGGTGCATTGATTTATGCTATTGGTAAG